TGTTTTATTATCCAATAGATGCTCCTTCAATCGTACTACGTTCAAGTTCCTGTGCAGTAGAAACATCAGACGCTACAACAAATGCTTTTATAGGTTTATCTTCGGCTTGTGATATTGTTTGAGCAAGTTGACTTGTCTGTGTTGCACCTACTACATTAAATGCAGGAGCTTGTATCTGTGGTGCTGATGGAGCAGGTGCAGATCCAGCTGAAGGAGCTTGTATTCCTGATTGGAAATCAATAGATAAAATACCTGATGATGCTAGATTACTTTGTGGAGGCCTTGATTTTGGATATTCTGTAGATCCAAGTGTAATTATAAATCTTTACAAGTGGAATGATGCTTATATCTTTGATGAGATCCTATATCGTAAAGGAATGTTAAATAGAGATATTAGTTATTTCATAAGACAAAACAATATAGGCTATAATATATATGCAGATTCTGCTGAACCTAAATCTATACAAGAACTTAGAAACTATGGTCATAAAGTATTCCCTGTAACTAAGGGTAGAGATTCTGTAGTCTATGGTATAAACCTAATAAATCAAAATGAGATCTATATTACTTCAAGATCTAAGAATCTAATAAGAGAGCTACAAGGATATGTATGGGATAAAGACAAAGAAGGCAATAATCTACAGAAACCTACAGGCCTTCATCCTGATTGTATTGATGCTTGTAGATATGCTTTAATGATGGAATTACAAAATCCCAACAGAGGTAGATACATAATTAGATAAAAAAAGTTATTAAATATTTTGTGGATAAGTTAGAAATACTTATATTTGAATAATATTAATTAAAACTAAAATTATGAAAAAATGTATTTTATGTAACGAAGAGTTTACAGGGTGGGGGCATAATCCTGCTCCTCTTGCAGAACCTCATTTCAAATGTTGCTCAGTATGTAACGATATTAGAGTTATCCCTTATAGGATATATCAATTATCTCAATCTAAAAAAGTGAATAATGGCAATAAAAGCTACAGTAAACTTGATAGAACTAGATGATAGAATAAAACCTATCACTAGGGAGTTTAATAATGAAAGGCATATATATCATTTTAAAAATCACGCTATAAATTATTGGCCTAACATCAAAGGCCTTGATAGTGTTGTAGATGATAAAGGTAATGATATAACAAAGGATATATAATTATTTATTATATTTAAGTATGCCAATAGATAAGATTCAGAACTTAAAGGATCTTGAGTATTATTCCAATATGGAGTTATGCTCAGGCCTTGTTAGAAAATGGAGAAAATTAAAGCCTAATAACAAGGAGCTTAAAAGTTTTGATCTGAACTTATTAGAGATTACTCTATATGTAGTAGAAATCCAAAGGGATAATATATTTCATAAAGAGGCAATAAGTGATTATAGAGAAAGATGGAATAAAGTAAAGCTAGAATTACAAGAGCTGAAAAAGAAATATGATAAGTTGGAAAAGGATTATAAAAAAGACTTTAAAACCACTTAGATTTTTCATAGAGTAGTTTTGTTAATTTGGTTAGTTTGGATAGTAGGCAGAGGTACAATTTGCAAGTGGTTTGTGTATCTCTAGCCTACTTTTTTTTTTAAATAAAATGTTAAATTAAATTCGTTATAATAATATGAAAATCAAGGTAAACATTCCTCAGAGCTTAGATGATGTTACTCTCAGGGATTATAAACACTTCTTGAAGATACAAGAAAACAATGAAGATGGAAGATTTATAAAGGCCAAGATGCTTGAGATCTTCTGTAAGATAGGATTGAAAGAAGTATATAGAATGAAGTATAAGGATTCAGAGGAGGTACTATCTATACTAGAGAAAACCTTTAATGATAAACCTTCTTTGGTTAGAAAATTTAAACTGGGTAAAACTCAATATGGATTCCATCCTCAACTAGATGATCTTACTTTTGGAGAGTATATAGATCTAGATACATATATTGGAGATTGGGATAATATTGAAAAAGCAATGAATGTACTGTACAGGCCTATAATTACAAGTATAGGAGAGAAGTATGCTATAGATGAATACAATACAGAGAATGATAAGTATTTACTTGATATGCCTATGAGTGCAGTAACTTCATCCATTTTTTTTTTGATGAAACTAGGAGCAGATTTATCAAATCATATCCTGAAATCTTTGGAGAAGGACAACGAGGAGATCTATCAGCAGTTTCTAACTTTGGAAAAAAATGGGGATGGTATCAGTCAATTTGGGCTTTATGTGGATCAGACATTACAAAAATTGAACATATCACTCAACTAAATGCTCATAAATGTTTTACTTGGTTAGCTTATATGAAAGACAAAAATGAGATGGAAGCTCAAGAACTTAAAAAGAAACTTAAATGAGTAATCAAGGTATAAGAGGTTTTTATCAGATCACAAATACTCTCAAGGATAAACTCCTTGAAGATATAAATATAAATACTGTAACTACAGGAGATATATCTGATATTAATCTTAGAAAGCAGGATATGTTTCCTATGGCTCACATCATAGTAAATAGTGTGGTAGTAGGAGAGCAAACTCTAAGTTTTAATTTAAGTGTACTTTCTATGGATATGGTAAACCAGTCCAAAGACTTACCTGTAGATATTTTTACAGGCAATAATAATTTACAAGATATTCTAAACACTCATTTAGGAGTGCTGAATAAATTGATACAATTATTAAGAAGAGGATCACTACATACAGACCAGTATCAGCTTGTTGGAGATCCTACCTTAGAACCTTTCTATGATAGGTTTGAAAATCAGTTAGCAGGATTTACTGCAACTATGGATATAATAATTTATAACGATATAACAATATGCTAAGATGGAACTCTCAGAAAACTCAAAACTAACACTAGACCTCAAAACTATAGGAGTAATAATATTCTTTACAATATCACTTGCTGCTACATACTTTACCTTATCCTCTTCTGTAGCACAAAACTCTTCTGATGTAGAAGATCTTAAAATAAATTCAGTAAATCCTATAGAGTTCCAATATAAAGATGAGCTTGTAAGATCTACAGTACAAAGATTAGAAGAGAAACAAGATGTATTATCAGAGGATATAAATGAAATAAAAGAAAATCTAAAAAAGATAGATGAGAGGTTATATCAAATAAGCAAGGGAAGATGAAAGCATTATTATTTATATTATTACTAACAGGATCTATATATGGCCAAGATTTCAAGAATGATATAAGTGTTGTACAATTCTCAGCAGGTTTTGTAAAAGATTCTGAGGTAAAACTAACTCCATTCAAAACTTATAACATATACTATTTTAAGATGGAGGAGAAAGGAGTTTTATTTAAGGAAGAAAACATTAAGTATATCCCTACAGTAATATTATATCATAATGGCAAAGAAGTTACTAGAGTTGAAAGTGGTATTGATTTAAAACTTCCTGAAAACTGCATAGAGATTATAAAGAAACATATAGATAAAATAATAGAAGATAAATTTTAAAGATGAAAAAACTAATAACAATATTACTAATATTACTAACCACAAATGTAAGTGGCCAAGTATTTAAAAAGATATATGATGAGGTATTTAAGTATTCTACAATTTATGTGGCTGCTGATGTAAGAGAGGCCTATGAAACAAGATACCCTGATTATTTCATAAGAACAGATCCTGATGATTTATATGCCATACCTCAAGTTGTAGATGAAACAGTATATCATCCTTTTGATTACAGATTAGGTTTTGGTATCAGAAGATTAGCAAGATATGATTACGAAGTAAAACAAAATTACATTGATGGATCTGAAAATATGATAGGTATCTCAGCTCCAACTGGAGCAGTAAAAGGATTTGAATATCTGATACATTTTGAGAAAGAAAGAGAAAGATCTGAGGAGTTTGAAAACTCAAGATACTTTATTAGGCATACTGGTAAATATCATATAGTAAAATTAGAACAAAGAAAGCAGGGTAATGTAGATTTTGAATATCAATCAGCAGAGGTAAGATTTAGATTACCAATAGGTAAGAAGTTTAGTATATCAGCAGGAGCTATTGCTAGATCTCATCAAAAGGCCTATGGATATAATCCTATAGAAATATGGCTTAATGAAATAA